AACTATTACTCAGGTTCGTTTAATTACTGATTTGGGATCAAATTTGACGGGCAGTTTTTATATTCCCAATCCAAATAATCCTTTTAATGTAAAATTTGATACTGGATCGAAAACACTAACTCTTATCAATGAAGAAGATAATAATCAAGACATCTGCACAACAATTTGTGAAGAAGGATATTCTTCATCAGGAACTCTTGAAACAATTCAAGAAAATATAAATTCAGTAAGAAATGCAAGAATTGAAACTAGAAAAGAATTTGCTGAAAAATCAGTTAATACAAATCTAGGAACTCAACAAACAGGTAGTACAATTGTTGATTCAATATCAAACTCAACAACATCTAGTACTACTCAAAGAATTGATTTTGTTGCAGATCCACCACCACAAGATTGGGGAGATCCTCTTGCACAATCATTCTTAGTTGAAGAACAGACTGGAGTGTTTATCACTAAAGTTGACATCTTCCTTAGGTCAAAAGATGATATGGATATTCCTTTGGTTGTTCAACTTAGAACAATGCAAAATGGATATCCAACAACAAGAGTACTTCCTTTCTCAGAAGTTGTTGTTGACCCAGCAGATATTATACTTTCTGATGATGGATCTATAGCACAAACAATTGAATTTAAATCTCCGGTTTATCTTGCAGGTGGAACTGAATATGCAGTATGCCTATTATCAAATTCTACAAAATATAGTGTATACATTTCTAGGATTGGTGAAAATGATATATTGTCCGACACATTTATTTCAAATCAACCATATCTTGGATCATTATTTAAATCACAAAATGCATCTACATGGGAAGCTAGTCAGTGGGAAGATTTGAAGTTTACCTTATATAAAGCACAGTTCCTATCATCAGGTTCTGTAGATTTTTATAGTCCAGAATTATCTGAAGGTAATAGGCAAATTCCAACCTTGCAACCAAATTCACTTAATTTTTCATCTAGACAAATTAGAGTAGGTTTGGCAACTACAAGTATCACTGATAGTGGATTTGAAACTGGAAATACTTTCTTCCAAGTTGGAACCAATGCAACTGGAAATCTTGTGGGAACTGCAGGAACTGCTGCAGGAACTTTATCAATATCAAATGCTGGTATTGGATTAACACCTACAGATGGTTCTTATACTTTTACTGGAGTCAATCTCATATCACTATCAGGAAATGGTAGAGGTGCAGTTGCCAAAGTTAGTGTTAAGGATGGTGTTGCAGTTGGGGCAACTGTAAGTAATGCTGGTGGATCTGGATATCAAGTTGGAGATGTTCTTGGAATTAACACTATTGGTGGAGCTTCAGTTGGAAAAAATGTAAGATTAACTGTTTCTGGAATAGGAAATACTAGCGAAATTATTCTTAATAATGTTCAAGGAAACTTTATTGTTGCTGGTGCTGCTAATAGTATTAGTTATATTAACAGTGTTGGTATTGCAAAAACTCTCAATCAAGGTATTCCTGGTGGAGCAGGTGGAAATATTCAAGTATCGTCGATTATTGAAGATACTGATGGATTGCATATTAAGGTTAGTCATAAAAATCATGGAATGTATTCCCCTGACAACAAAGTTATCATTAAAGATGCTATCTCTGATGTAAAACCGGCAAGATTAAGTGCTGCTTATGATTCCACATCAACTGGAGGAATATCCGTTTCAGATGGATCATCATTTGGAACTTTTGAAAATGTTTCTGTCGGAACAACAAATACTGGATACTTAAGAATTGGTAAAGAAATTATTGAGTATAGTTCAGTAAATGGAAATGTTATTGGTGGAAATATTGTCAGAAATTATCAAGGAACTTCAGTATCATATCCTGCAGGGACTCCAGTATTTAAATATGAATTAAATGGTGTTAATTTATTAAGAATTAACAAGACTCATTTATTAAGTGATTCTACTATTGCAGACTCAATTGCATATGATTCGTACAATATCAAAGTTGATATGTCTGAAAAGTTTAACTCTGATAATGATGACAGAAGTAATGATGTTGGTTGGCCAAAACTTTTTGCACAAGAATCTAAATCAACAGGTGGATTTGAAATTAAGGCAACACAAAATATGCCTTTTGAAATTATAACTCCAAATGTACATAACATGACTGTAAGTGGAACTTCGATTAAAGGTGAGATTAGAACTATTACAGGTCAAAGTATTAGTGGAAAAGAAATTCCATTTATTGATGTTCCATTTGAACCTATAGCATTTAATAAAGCAAATTATATGGACAGCACCAGATTAATTTGTTCAAAAGTTAACGAAGATTATAAACTTGCAAATATTGAAGGTGGCAAATCTTTACAGATGAGATTAAATTTATCAACACTTAATGCAAATATTTCACCAGTATTGGATGCCCAAAGAATTAATACTATTTTATCTTCAAATAGAGTGAATAATGTTATTCAAAATTATGCAACAGATTCTCGTGCAAATACATTATTTGATGATCCATCTGCATGTCAATATATTTCTAAAGAAATTTCTTTAGAAAATTCAGCAACTTCATTAAAAATTCTTTTAAATGCACATATTAATGATTATTGTGATATTCGCGCATTTTATGCTATTAGTTCTACGAATGGATTTAATCCAATCTTTATTCCGTTCCCTGGATATCTCAATTTAGATTCACAAGGTCAAATTATCGATAAACAGGATAGTGATGGAAGATCTGATACATTTGTAACTCCAATTTCTACTTATGGATTTAAAAATGTATCCTTTAAAGATTACTCTTTTACTATGGATGATTTACCATCATTCAGATCTTATAGGATTAAACTTGTACTGACAGGAAAAAATCAAACTTATGTTCCTAGAGTAAAAGATCTCAGAGTTCTTGCTCTAGCATAAAATGTACAAAGTAAAAGACAATGTGGATCTTATAAGAGATCCACATACCGGTGCAATACTCAATACAAATTTATTAGACCATCAAAAGTATGTTGCAAGACGTGATGCTAAAAACAAAGAAATTAAAAAAGTACAGACAATTGAGGATGAAGTTTCTATGATTAAAGATGAGATTTCTGAAATTAAATCACTATTAAAGGAGTTATTAAATGGATCCAGATAGTATAGAATTAAATAATTTATCAAAACAATTTGCATATACTAAGGTAGCATCTGAGATAGATAGTTGTAATGATAATGATTCTTTAAAAAATATTGCAAAATCATTCTGCAAACTTTATTATAAGCAACAAGAAACCATGAAACTAATAGGCATATCAGATGGCAACTAAAAAGATAACTTTTGATCCAGATTCTGGAGTTCCTTCTGGTATTAATTTAACAATGTATGGGGGTTCAGATTTTAATGTTAATTTTGATATTGTAACAACATCAAATTCTGCATATGATCTTACTGGTTATTCTGGTTCAGCAGCTATGTCAAAAAGTGTTGCTATTGGGGCAACATTGGGAATAACTAGTTCTTTTACAGTTGGATTTACTAGTGCTTATGATGGAAAATTAAAAATATCTTTAAGTGAAACTAATACTAGAGGAACTAAAGAAGGAAGATATGTATTTGATATTTTAGTTGGTAAAGGAGGAACTACATATGCTCTTGCAAGTGGAAACATACTAGTTGTGAATCCAGTAGCATCAGCAATATAAATATATTTAAGGAATTAGTGTATACATGGCTCAACCCGCAAGTAGGTCTGACCTCGTAAATTATTGCAAGAGGCAACTGGGAGCACCAGTACTAGAAATCAATGTTGCTGATGAGCAAATTGATGACCTAATTGATGATGCACTACAATATTTTCATGAGAGACACTTTGATGGTGTAACTCAAACATTTTTAAAATATAAAATAACTCAAGACGATATTGACAGAGGAAAAGGTAGAGGGGGAAGTAATCCTATAGGGATAGTTACCACAACAGCAACTTCTACTGTTGGAATTACATCAACATTTTCATATGAAGAAACTAGTAATTTTATCCAAGTTCCTCCAGAGGTTATTGGGATAAGTAAAATATTCAGATTTGATGGATCTAGCACTAAAACAAACAATATGTTTAGTGTTAAATATCAAATGTTTTTAAATGATATGTATTCTTTTGGTTCTACCGAAATTCTTACATATGCAATGACTAAGAGATATCTAGAAGATCTTGATTTTATGTTGAATACTGAGAAGCAAATAAGATTTAACCAAAGACAAGATAGACTTTACTTAGATATTGATTGGGGTTCTGTAACCAAAGATGATTATCTAGTATTAGATTGTTATAGACTTTTGAATCCAAATGATTTTACAAGAGTTTGGAATGATTCTTTTGTAAAAAGATATGTTACTCAATTGATAAAACGTCAATGGGGACAAAATTTGATGAAGTTCCAAGGAGTAAAACTTCCTGGTGGGGTTGAATTGAATGGTAGACAAATTTATGATGATGCTCAGAAAGAATTGGATTCTATCAGAGAAGTAATGTCCAATACATATGAACTTCCACCATTAGATATGATTGGTTAGAAATATGCTTAATCCGTTTTTTCAGCAAGGATCTAGTTCTGAACAAAATTTAATTCAGGACATAATCAACGAACAGTTGAAGATGTATGGTGTTGAAATTTATTACTTGCCAAGAAAATATATTTCAGAAAATACAATAATTAAAGAAGTCATACAATCAAAATTTGATGATGCATATCCTATAGAGGCTTATGTTGATAATTTTGAAGGATATGGTGACAACACAACTATCTTATCAAAATTTGGTATCCAATCAACACAAGAAATTAATTTAATTATCTCAAAGGAAAGATTTGAAACGTATATTTCCCCTCTAATTAAAAATGAAGAAAATATAAAATTATCTACAAGACCAAAAGAAGGAGATTTACTTTATTTTCCCCTTGGAGATAGATTGTTTGAAATAAAATTTGTAGAACATGAAAAACCTTTCTATCAACTACAAAAAAATTATGTATATGAATTAAGATGTGAACTCTTCCGTTTCGAGAATGAAGTTATTGATACTGGTATTGAAAGTATTGATGATGTTTTAGTTGGTGGAGAATCTGATGGACTTACTGATGATGGAATATCAACTATATTGGGTAATACTCAAACTCTTACTTTGGTTGGAACTGCGTCAACTGCAACAGCAACTAGTGGGATAGTTAATGGTGCTATTAGATTTATTGCAGTGACAAATAGAGGAGGTGGGTATGCCTCACCACCAAGAGTTGCTATATCATCGGCACCGAATAATGGTGTAACTGGTATAGCAACAGCTACGATGATAGGTGGAATAAATGTTTGCAACCTTAACTCAAATCCAAAATTACAATCAGTTCAGTCTGTTCAACTTTTAAATTCTGGTTCAGAATATAATAGTCCTCCAGGTATTAGATTTGTATCTAATAGTGGAACTGGTGCTGCAGCAACTGTAGGACTTGCAACTACTGGTGGTGTTGGAATAGTAACTTTAACAGCACCTGGATCAGGGTATGTTATTTCACCATTGGTAACTTTTTCTACACCAAAACATGTTGGTGCTGCTGCGACTGCAATTCTAGATTCACCTATAGTGGGTGGTGGAGTTAGTGTCGTATCTTCTCCTATAAGTATTGGGACATCTTCTTTCCTTTTCCCAGGAGGAACTACTGGTGGTGTATTCTATGCTACTGCACCAACAATTACGTTTGCACTACCTACAGGTACAGGAAACGCTGCAGGAGCATCCGCAATTTTAGATCAATTAGCACAAACTGGAGGTACAGTAGAAACTCTTGCAATTACTACTGGAGGTAAATTCTATACAAGTGCTCCAACTGTAGCAATCTCCCATCCAGGAGTAAGTGTTGCATCTGCAACTATAGGAATTGCTGGTTCTTCTGTAAATCCAAGTTCTGTTGCATTTAGCACTACTGGTAGAGCATATACAACTGCACCTACGGTTGCAATTTCCACGTCTGGAGTCATGGATGCCCCAATTAAAGTTGCTGTTGGTATCGCAACGATTCATCCAATAACCGGTATTATTACATCAGTTGGATTTAATAGCACTACAGATCCATGGTGTGTTGGTACTGGAGCAACTATTGGTCTTGGATATACAGTAGCACCTAGTATTTCTTTCTCAGGAAGTCCATCACCAATACAAGCAACTGCAACTGTTACTGTTTCCGTTGCAGGGACTGTAAACACCATTAGCATAGGTAATAGTGG